AATTTATTAAAGAACTTAGCATTTAACCGTTACCAACCGTTACCGCCTTATTTTATCAGCATTCCAACCGTTACCTTAACCGTTACCGAACCGTTACCTTAACCGTTACCACCAACTACCAACGTGTATTTTGGTAGTGCGATTTTTTATTTATATGTCCTTCCTGTCTTAATATCCTTTAGCTGTACGCGGTTAATAAGTTCAAAACCCGCTAATCTGATTATGTATTTTAATATCTTCATCAAATCATAAGCACGTCTGTCAGCTTCACATTCTCCCCGGAAGACTGTTGCCATTGCAACAGATGCAGTTGGGTCAGAATATCCTTCCATATTTTTTCCTGTTTTCATAAGCTTTTCCTTTCTAACATGAACCACCATCTGCACCATGAAATGCACCAATAGGATAGTTCCAATCATTCACATATATGTCATCAGTATCAAATTCTCCTGTAAGAATTGATTGCATTGCATCCCGGTCACCGTGATACACACATGACTGTGCGTCACCCACAAAGTCATCAAGATTCTTTTTATTATCCAGTGTGAACCCAAGCACTTCTTCATCATGCCTTAATGCAGCAAAGTCATCAGGGAATAGTTCTTTTATTCCGGCAAATAGCCGGGGTGTGGAGAAGATACACATTGCACAACTGCAACGGTTCCAACCTATCCTGTAACATGGATGTGGGTTTATATGATGCCTTTTCAGCAGTTCCCAAACGTCCTTCTCTGAATAATCAATAATACACCGCCATTGATGAACAGTTCTATGTGCTTTCTTTTCCGCATTGGTTCTATGTATTTCCATTTCATTGTATTTAGCACGTCCTGCGGATTCACCACGTCTTTCCCCTGACACAACTAAAACTTTCTTATCACACCGGGTCTGTTCAATGTTGGCTGTCACGCTGTCCTGAACTGCTGCTTTAAGATTGCCGCTACACCAACGACCTTGGTGCGTTCCACTTTTTGCCGGGAATTTATGACGTTTACCGCCTATTTCCTCAAGACTATCTAAATTACGAATAACCGAATCTGCAACCTCTCTTTTCAACTCTGCACTACACCAACGACCATTTCCAATTCCACCTTTGGCGGGGAATTTTTGTCTTTTTCCACCCAATTCTTCTAGTTCTCCCAGTCTGTCAAGATTGCTGACAATCGCATCGGCAACACATATTTTCAGATATGCAGAACACCACCTTTTTGACAGGTCAGAGGTCTTTGCCGGGAACTTCATTCTGTAGCCGTAATCTTTCAGCAGTTCTTCCATTTCCTCTGTTGCCTGTTCTTTCAGTTCTTTACATTTCAGGTAATTGCTTGATAGTTTACAGTGGTACACTTCCCCAGTATCAGGGTCAATCCATTCAATAGGTTCTGATGCACCTATTCGGTACAATTCCCCAAAGAAACCGTTTACCCGGTACGACACGCGCAACTTCACACCTTCTGCATCTGCCAGTGCTTTCACATAGTTTTGGGTACACCGCCAATCCATCCTTCTTGATGGATGACCACCATCAATGTCATGATGCCAAAATTCTATTTTTTCCTTTGGTACCCCCAACTCAAGAAGTTTTAAGTAACAGGCAACCGAATCTTTACCGCCTGAAATCAATACCACAATCAAATCATAATCTTCTAATGGTAATAGTTCAGGAAGATATGTTTTTTTGAAATACTCCGTGTCCATTCTTCCTGAAATACTTGGCTTAATGCGCTTTCCAGTCCCATATATGTGTTTATCTGCCACCCCCAAAACAACAGGTGTATCTTTCGTACAATCACTATCTTTTATATACAATGTTTCATACCACCTTTCTGAATATCCGTCTCACGTGTCCATTTAATTTCACCTGAGTAGTTTCTAATCCCAAACGCTTGTTTAACTGTTTACTGAACACAATATTACTCATTGGTGTCATATTATTGTCAGCACAAAATACCTGATACCGCTTATACACTTCATTGGTTGGTTCATTCTCAATAGCATCTACACCGCAGTCTGCAATGAATGCAATGATGGGGTTATTTTCTTCCTCATACTCGTTCAATTGCTGTTGAACTTGTTCAGACTTAGTGAACTGGTTATTTTCAATGATTCTTTTCAATCCTTCAATACCCAATCTGATTAGATATTCAATTGGGTCTTGCTGAATCAATTTATATTTGATATATGGGTCATAGTCAGGGTCAGCATTGGAGAATGCAGCATTGAAAGGGATGATGACCAACCGCCTGAGAACCGCCCCTGTCTTATCCTTCATACGTGGTATGTCGTTAGCTGAAAACAGCAGTTTGATGAAGGGGTTGAACTCAAAAGGGTCTTGTCCCTTTCTTTCTGCTTTTATCCTGTTACCTGTGACAATCTTTTTAAAGATGCTGACCTGTGACCCTTGCAGAAAGTCATCCCCTATGTCATCACCGATATTTGCCAATTTTCCGAACATCATTGAAGTGTTGAACCTGTCCCCCAACTCTTTCAAGTCAAGGGCTGAAATATTCGCATCCCCAAGGATTGCCTTGACTATATCCAGGAAGGTACTCTTTCCGTTATTCTTGTCCCCTGTTAGGATAAATGCTTTTCCCAGTTCATTCCTGCGATAGAAGCAGTACCCAATACATTCTTCCAGTAATGCCCGGATTGTAGAATCACCACATGAAAGTTTGTTCAAAGTGGTGTCTGCAAGTTCAGAATACGCATCCGGGTTATAGTCCCAAGGGATTTTATTGGTTATGACCATTTCTGTACTGAATGACTTCAATTCCCCGGACACCACATCATAAACCCCATTATTAAAGGCAATCAGGTTTGCTTCTGATGCTTGCTTACTTTCAACAATCAGTTCCATGTAGTCCAACACTTCCCGCCTTTGCATTTTTTTAAGGTTTTGAATGTGCTGAATCATATCGGATTCTATTTCTTTGTATCCGTTGGTATAAATACCGTCCCTGTATATATGTAACTGACCATTGATTTTGATAATGTGCGCCGCATTCTTCATATACACCGCAAACTTGTCAAAAAGGAACGTGGAACCCATGAAAAATACTGGTTTCTGAAATGCTTCATCCCGAAGAATCACTTCCAGTTCTTCATCAGGCAATGGTTCCCTTAATACAAATTTATTCAGTGTGCGGATGCATTCTCTTGTTTCCTCAACTGTGAAGTCATTGGCGGTCAGGGTGAGGATGTAATTGAACAATGCCTGATTCCTTCCGTCCCCGGCATCCATATCTATAAAATCAGCCACCGCCTTGACTGGGAACAGCCACTTGGGAATGTCCTGATATTTTCCACCTTCTTCAATGTCCCATTCACAGAATCGTTCCATACCGTCAACCTTAATGACTTGGTATGAAGTACGGGTTCCAACCTTTATATCAGCGGTCAGACCCACCGCAAGCTGGACATGTGTCCTATTGCGTTGAATTTTCGTATTCTTAAATAGGAAATGTCTGCCCCTGTTGGTACGATACACCTTACAATCAAGCTGAAATTCTTCCACAATATTCATCAGAATTTCAGACTGGTCAGCATCATCAATATCAATCAGGATGGTATCATCAGCCAAGATTCCACCAAAACCATTCAAGTCCTTTACTTCTTCATAGGTCTTGAACTTGGTTCTGCCTTTTAACTTTTCAATGCTTTGTTTACCTTTGGTTTCAACATAACCTTTATAAAGCATTATCTACTTCCTTCCCGGTGCTATACCCCAACACCAAACTGTTTCAATCTCTTTTTTGCCAAGTCTATGTACCATTGCTTATCAAGATTATCTGGTACTTTCACCCCAACCACTGAATCATTAAAAATAAAACTGTGGTCAGAAGTATTTGCAAATTTTTCAGGCTTGCCGCGTGACCCGCCACACTTTAAAATACGTCCATCCATCGGGTCATTGGATGCAAATACCCGGTATGACTTATAAGTGTATCTGATGGTTCTGTTATACGCATATGACACCTTTTTAACCCTCACACCGGACACCACTTTTTCAGGAGTGCAGTGTTCGTGTTCAACGTGCTTGTATTTGCCTGACAGCTTCACAATTTTTTGGAACTGAATCAGGTCATTGCACTGGTTTATGGTCTGTTCAACAGGTGTTTTTTTCACCATGTAATCAACCAAGGCTTTGTTTAGAATAGGAAGGTCATTGTCAACTGCTGAAAGTTCTTTCAGATATGCCCCTATTCGTTCGACACCACCATCTTCATCAATCCAAAGGTAGTTATTCACGTCCTTTTGGTATATTTCAGATATGACATCAAGTTCAAGTAGGATTGAACATATATCTGTAGAACACCGCTGTTCCCACTCATAACAGATATCATCAACCATGTTGAACGCTTCATCAGTGTCCGGTATGCGGATGATAAGACCGTCCGTATTCGACTGAATCAATTCAAACCCCGGAACGACTTCCAAATGTTCAATCAGGTCAAGAAGCATTAGTTGACCATTGATACACATACAGTTATTATTCCGTGGATCATATGCCGGGTTGGTTTTATCCTTCATCCCCCCTGATAATGCA